GCAGGAATAGAGATTAAATTAAAATTAGACGAAGATTGGTTTAAACCTGGAGATGTAATTACTCCAGATAAAGACTATCTTTTGAGAGTACAAAGAGATCCCATCTCTGATGGGAATGGTTATATCTACTTTTGTAGATTAATGGCAGATGATCAAGCTGCTTTTTTACCAACAGAGTATACTAAGGCTGGTGTACAATGGAGTAAAATGTTCTCTGTATACGAAGAAGGCGGTGATCAAAGTGGTTCTACTACTTACGCAATGCCAATGAAACTACAATCTCATTTATCAACATTGAGAAAAGAGTATTCTATAACTGGTGATGCGGCTAATCAAGCATTAGTTACTGCACTTATGGATGCAAATGGTAAAGTATATAAAGACTATAAATGGTTAAAATATGCTGAAGCTGAATATTGGATTCAATGGTATAAAGAAAAAGAAAGATCACTTTGGTACAATAAATCAACTAATACTGTAGCAGGTGCTAATGGACGTGCTGCAAGAACTGGGCCTGGTGTTCAAGAATTATTAGCTGATTCACATGTTCATCATTACACTCAATTAACTGAGAATCTTATTCGTGAATTTTTATTGGATATTTTCTTTGGAAGAGTTGATATGTCTAACAGGAACATTGTAGCCTTTACTGGTGAATATGGTATGTTAGCATTCCATCAAGCAATGATGAATGCGTCTGCTCCTTTCTTAACTACTGATAGTAAGTTTATTCAAGGTAGTGGAAATAGTATGGAATTCGGTGGACAATTTGTTAAGTACAATGGACCTAATGGTATTTCTTTAACATTAAGACACAATCCTGTGTATGATGATAGAGAGATTAATTTCAAATATCATTCTTCTATGCAAGTACCTATGGAATCAATGAGATTTACTTTCCTTGATTTTGGTGGAAGTGGTGGTATGAATAATATCAAATACGTACATAAGAAAAATGGTTATAAACTAGGATACGTTTCTGGTTTACAAACTCCTTATGGACCTAACAAAGGTGGATTAATGAGTAATGCTAAAGATTCGTATACTATGATCGTTCATGATCAATGTGGTGTTCAAATCGATGACGTAACTCGTTGTGGTGAGTTGATTCTTCAAGAGAACTAATATTAACCTTATATAAATTACAATGGCAAAAGTTAAAACAACAACTAGAGTAATTGTAAAACCAATCATAAAAGAAAGATGGCACGGTCTACACAAAATAGGCCGAGCCAAATTTCAAGATACTACGGATACTTTTCAACCTCTTTTTGATAGATCAATTGGCGGTTTAGCTACTGGTTTAAGTAAAGAAGATGAAAAGCGTTTAGGAGGAGCAGTTGGAGCAGATCTTAATAATGCTCCTAGTAATGAGTACTGGCAAGGCTTTAAAATAAAATTAGAGGATAAAACAATGTTTTTTGATACTAATATTCCTTTACAAGAATTGCAACTTAAGGTACTTCAAGCGAGTAGATTCGTGGCAAATTCTCAAAAAGAATTAGATGATGGATTATGGCCTAGTGCTAAATATGTTATCTATGATGAGAAAGATGAGATGGAGAAACAAGCTACTGAAGTGAGTAATAAAGCTAAAGCTGTAGAAGTTTTTAGTAAATTATCTCCTTCTAAGAAAAATGACTTGTTGAAAGTTTATGGAAACTTTGTTGAAAACTCGAGTGAAGACTGGGTATATACCAAACTTTACGAGATAGTTGAAAACAATCCTATAGACTTTATCAAAACAGCAAGTATGAATTCGAAAGAGATAGGTGTTCGTGCCTTGATCTTTGATCTTGAGAGAATGGGTATTTTTAGAAGAAAAGGTGCTGCATATCTTTATAATGACCAACAAGTTGGTTTTGATTATGATGATACAGTAGATAATCTTTTAAATCCTAAAGCTCAGGAATTGTTAGTTAAATTGAAAACTGCTTTAGAAACTAGATCTTAATGACTGTTGAAGAAATGCATTACGAGTTTAAACTTAAACTTAATAAAGTCGATAGTTTAGATTATAGCAATTTTCAAATACCTGAAATTGATTGGTATTTGAATGAAGCTATGAATGTATTTATGAAACAGAAATATGGAATTTTTTCTTCTAAAGGAGTAGGATTTGAGACTATACAAAAACGAATTGATGATTTGAGGAATCTGGTTGTTAAAGAAGGTTTAACAACTGGATTATCTCAAACCGATTCGAATACTTTTGAAGCCAGTCTTCCTGGTGACTATATATTTTTAGTTAGAGCGAAGGCTACTGCTTCAAAAAAGGGTTGTAAGAAAAAGGAATTAACTTGTGTTCAGGTACAGCACGATGATCTTAACGGTATATTGGAAGATCCTTATTATTCCCCAAGTTATGAATGGGGAGAACTCCCATTAGTTTTTGGGACAACGGGAACTGCCGCTACTGATTTAGATAAAGTATTCGTATATACAGACGGATCATTCACAGTACAGCTGTTAAATGTGGATTACCTCAGAAGACCTAAGAGAATTTCTTTTCCTATTGGTACACCAAATAGTCAGTATAACTACCCAGATGGTACTACTGTGATTGCTAATCAAGATTGTGAGCTTGCAGAACATACTCATAAAGAGATTGTAGATCTAGCAGTACAAATTGTGGCTGGAGATATTGATCATCCTGGATACCAAATTAAAGCCCTTAAGAATACAATAAATGAATAATTAACAAATTAAAATTTTTTAAAAATGGAAAAGAAAAATTTAAGAGTACTTGTTGGATACAACGGTGCCGTAATGCAAGATGTTTCAACTGCGTGGTCTGGATGGGCTGCTGCTTCTGGAACTGCTGGCGATATGGCATATTTTGATGAAGACGGTACTAACATTTCAGACTCTAGTGGTTTAGCTGCAATTTTAGCTGCTGGTACAATGAAAAGATTCTTCGTTGCTATGAAAGTAGGAGCTAATAAGAACGTAAAAAGTGATATGATTAATCCTAGAGAACTAAGAAATATTACTGTTCAAGCAACTGCTGCTGGAGCACCAAAAAAAGTTGTAGTTAGTTCTGTTAGCAATGTAGATTGCGAAACTGAATATTGCATGAAGATTCGTTATGAGTCTCCAGAAATTGCTAAAACTTATGGATATCAAGATCTAATTCAAACATACTCGTATGTAACTAGATGTTGTGGAACTGAATGTGGGTGTCCTGATGGAGCTGTATGGGATGCATTAACTGGACTTGCTCAAGAAATAAATGCTGATACAGGTTCAGGAATGAATAATCCTGATAGTGAAGCATTAGGTAAAACTGTTTCTTATGCTAAAGTATGGAATACTACTGCTGTTGTAACTTCTCAAGCGAATGACCTTTATAGTGGTGGTGCAATACTTACTGAGGGATCAAATATAGTTACTTATGATACTGCAGGTACTGGTTATGTAGCTGCTCGTGAAGGAGAACATACTAGTGGAACCCATCTTGCAGTTGGAGATTGGATAAGATTCCTTGGTAAAAGTGGTGATCCTGTAGCTGGTGTTGTTGCTACTGGTGTTGGTTCAGATATGTTTAGAGTAGAAGCTATTAGTGGCGCAGGTGCTGCTGGTGCTAAAATTACTTTAGACAGACCTTGGCCTCATGCTAGTTACACATGTGATGCAACAGGTGATTCAGAAGTTATTTTGAAAGCAGTTGCTGAAGCTTATGCTGACAGTACTTGGGGTATGACAATTACAGGTGCAGGTGATGATTATACTGAAACTGCAGATGCTCCAATTGAATCAACTGCTGCTTCTAAGACATATACTCCTACATACTTTACTGATATATATGTTGGTTTAGCATGTGAGTTGGATTGTAATGCTACTGTTACTACTATTACTGAGATGTCTCAACCTGAAGGTTATGGTGCTGATCTCATTCAACAAGAATTATGGGCGAGAGCTTATACTTCTCCAAATGGTATTTATGGTGGAACTACTATTACTAATCAACCTGTTTCAGGTACTGATTATCATGCTAGTGCTGGTTCTACGTATACTCAAATTATAATTGAATATACAGATACACATTCATCAGCTGCTACTGCAGGTGCTGTAGTTTCTCCAAAGAAACTAATCATTGCTGCTCATGCTACTCAAGCGGGTGCTGAGGCTACAGAAGATTCACACATTGATTGGTGGAATGAATATAATGAAGAAGCTGCTATAGTAAACCACATTTGGAATTACAATGATGGTGCTATAACATAGGAGATTCGATAGATAATTAGTAATTAATAATTAATTAAGGGGAGGGGCTTGCTCTCTCCCCTTTTTTAAAACCATCAATAAATGGCAACAAACGGTAATGGAGATAATGGTAGTGATTGTACTTCCTGTTGCACAGAAGATTGTATTGCTGCTCAGGCTG